AGCTTGTATACAAATAGGTAGTGAAAATTATAATATTAATCTTCACTAGATTTTTCTTGTTCTTCTAAGAATTTTTCAGCATCAAAATCTTTTTCATCATAAAGATTATTTTCTTTTGCCTGTTTTTCAATTTCAGCTAAAAGTAAAGTAACTGTGTAAAAAGATCTTTCATTTGGAGTTAATTCTGCATATGGTCTATTAGCTATACTTTTTAATGATTCTTCAGTAGAACCTTTTTCAGTTAAAATAGTAAACAAATCAAAAAGTGTAGCTTTAACCATCAAATAGTAATTTTTATTTACTTTGATCTCAATGATTGCATCATTTTTCATTTCTTGAACTTTGACTGTGCTCATAATATAAATTTTTATCAAAAATAGCAAAAAAATGGAATTAGAAGAAATTAAACAAAAAATGTTTGAAAAACTTAAACCTAGTGGTTGGGATAGAGTTTTTAAATCTTTTATATTTAGTTCTGATTTTGATACTATACTTACTCAGTTATGGAATCTCAGTCAGTCTGATAGAAGATGGACTCCGCCACTAAAACAAGTATTCAGAGCTTTTGAAGAATGCCCATACAGTAAATTACAAGTTGTGTTTATTGGTCAGGATCCGTATCCACAGTTAGGTGTAGCAGATGGTATATCATTTAGTTGCAGCAATACAAATAAATTACAGCCAAGTCTTAAATTTATTCTACAGGAAGTTGATAGAACTGTATATGGTAATCATGTTATAAGTGAAGATTTAGATCTTAAAAGATGGTCTAATCAAGGAATACTTATGCTGAATACTGCTCTTACAGTTGAAGTTGGAAAGATTGGTACTCATTATGATATTTGGCAGAAATTTACAGCATATCTGTTAGACTGGTTGAATAACTACAACCCAGGACTTATTTATGTTTATATGGGTAAGAAAGCTGAAGAATGGTCTGAACTTACTAATGATAATAATTATAAGTTTTATATTAAACATCCTGCTTCTGCTGCTTATTCTGGTGGTAAATGGGATTGTATGGATGTATTTAATAAAATATCTTCTATAGTAGAAACAAACTCTGGAACTTTAATAACTTGGTGATATGACGGAAATATTTAGCAAACTAATTAGAGAAGGACTGACTCCAAATTCTTTTTATGTTTTACATTGTATAAAAGAAAAAACTGTTGTTGGAAATTTTGTCAATAAAGCACTTGAGTGCAAAAAGCTGCAAACGGATCAATGGCTCACAGAAAACTTGGAACTTACTTCAAAAAGCATTATCTTTATGACAGAAATTGATGGATATTTTAGGAAAACTAAGAAAAAAACATCAATTAGTATAATGGGTAACAATTTCATTGAAAATATTCAAAAGTACAATGAAATATTTCCAAACAAAAAACTATCTAGTGGCAAATATGCAAGAGTAAACCCTAAAAGTTTAGAAAATGCATTTAGATGGTTTTTTGAAAACTATAATTATACTTGGGAAACAATTTTAAAAGCAACACAAAGATATGTTGATGAATACAGTATCCAAAGATATGACTACATGAGGACTTCACAATATTTTGTAAGGAAACAAAATGTAGACAAAAGTTGGGATTCAGATTTAGCAACTTATTGTGAGTTTTTAAATAGTTCTGAAGACACAGAATTAAATTATTTTAAAGAAATAGTAGATTAACATTATGGCAAATTTATTTAATGGGGCGGCACCTTTGATACCGGTCAGTGAGAGAGATGCTCTCAAAAAAGCTATCTATAAGATTGAAGCTAGAAGAAAAGGACGTTTAAAATCATTGAAAAGTGCATGGCCCAAATTTAATGATGCCTTTTGTGATGGACTAGAGTGGAGAACTATCACCGTTGTGGGTGCTAGGCCTGGTACCGGAAAAACTTTATTCATGGAGCAATTAATTGATGATATCATCAAACTTAATAAAGACCATGAATTTACAGTTCTTAAGTTCCAGTTTGAAATGCTTGATGAAACCAATGGTATCAGAAAGCTGAGTCTGAATACAGGTTATGATTACAATACATTGATGAGTAAGGCAGAACCATTAGATGATGCCGTATTTGATAAGTGTGTTGAACTTTATAAAAACTCCAAGGATAGAGATATTGTTGAAGTTATTTATGATCCATGTACAGTAGATGTAATGTGTGCTACCATTCATAATGAAATGGAGAAGCGGGCAGTAATGGTGAAAGATAAAGATGGTAACACAGTTAAAAAATACACTAACATGCTTGTCACTATAGATCACTCAGCACTATTTAAAGTAGCTAAAGGGCAAGAAAAGGATAAGTTTGAGATGCTCTATGCATTAGGTGAAGCACTCACTTATATGAAGAAACATTATCCCGTAGCATTTGTAGTGTTAAGTCAGTTGAATAGGAATATTGATTCCCCTGACAGACAGAGAGATGGTGAATATGGTAACTATGTATTAGATTCTGATTTATTTGGAGCAGATGCTTTGTTACAACATGCTGATGTTGTATTGGGTATAAATAAACCTTCTATAAGAAAAATAAGACATTATGGTCCTGATAAGTATATTATTGAAGATGATGATATTCTTGTTTTTCATTTCTTAAAATCAAGAAATGGTGTTACTAAGATGAGTTTCTTTAAACTTGATAGAACAAATATGCGGATAATTGAAATAAATCCACCTGCTCAAGCAAAAAGTATAAATACAAAATAAAAATGGACAGAAAACAAAAAGAAAAAGAGTACTTTGCATATCATGCAAATACCTTTAAAAAACTACTTCTTCCCAATCCTTATTTTACTCTAAAAATGGCATTTTTTGAGAAAGGACGTACTGGAAGAAACATTCAACTCTATGAAGGAGAGCTTAAAAAGAATGAAGACATTTACATGGAATTTATTGATGTTATCAGAGATGATAAAGGAAATGAATTAGATTATGTAAGCATGTTTGAAGACAGACCTTTATTCAAGTTTAAAGCTAATCCTTTTTATGCTGAAGAATATGAACTTAGAGAAAGAAGTTCCTATTCAGTGTATATTGTGTCAGTAAGTGAGTTATTAGTTGTATTACCTGATGGTAATGAAATCTCTTATGCTCTTTATGAAAAAAGAAAAGAGGAAGAAAAAAGAGAGAAAAACAAACTACCTCAATTACAGAAAACACTTAGTGTATTTCCTGATTTTGAAGAAGAGTTTGCTCCTAAAACAGAAGTAGAACTTGACATTCAAAATAATGAAATTGCAGATGCACCATTATCTGAAATGACAATTTTAGATTTTGCATCTATAATGCTGATGAAACCAGTAAGTGCAAAGCCTTGGTTAAATGATCTGATTAAACAAACAAAAAGTGAAATATGAGTATAGTACTTCCAACTAAAAAAGTAAAAGCAGAAAGAGTAAATCCTAAAAGAATTGTAATCTATTCTAAACCTAAAACAGGTAAAACAACTGCATATGCGGGACTTGAAGACAATCTAATATTAGATTTGGAAAATGGTACTGAGTATGTAGAAGCTTTAAAAGTAAAAATTACTAATCTTCAAGAACTTTTAGAAGCAGGTAAAGCTATCAAAGAAGCAGGCAAGCCTTATAAGTTTATTACTGTAGATACTGTAACTGCATTAGAAGAGATGATTATGCCTTTGGCTGTTAAACTTTATAGAGCAACACCAATGGGTAAAAACTTTGATGGTGATACTGTAATTACATTACCAAATGGTGCAGGATATTTATATATTCGTCAAGCATTCTTTCAAGTTTTAGATTTTATTGATACATTAGCACCCACAATTATTTTATCTGGTCACATTAAAGACAAACAGGTAGATGATAAAGGGGAGATGGTAATGTCTGCAAACATTGATTTGACAGGTAAAATAAAAACTCTAATTTGTGCTAATGCAGATGCCATTGGGTATATGTATAGAAAAGGTAACAAAACTATTTTGTCTTTTAAGACTAATGAAGAGGTTACTTGTGGTGCAAGACCAGAGCATTTACGTAATGAAGAGATAGTAGTTACAGAACTGATTGATGGGGAATTAAAAACCTCATGGGAAAAAGTATTCATTTAATAATTAAAAAATAAAAAACAATGGGATTAAGTACAACAGATTTGGGTGCAGGAAGTAGCAGCTCATCTTTACCAAAAACAATTGCTCCAGGCAATCATGTATTAAAAATTAATAGCATAGAGCTAGAAGATTTTAGATTTATTGAAGGAGCTAAACATTTGATTCTTCATGTAGAAACTGAACCAATAGAAGGTTTTGAAGGATTTATGTTAGATAAAGACAATCCAGAAGCTGGTCACTATGCCGGTCAAATAGGTAGAATCAAAGCAAGTCAGTATGCATATTCAGATGGTGAAACTAAGTCTGGTATTAAAATTCAGAGAGATAGATCAATTCTAATTTTTCTACAGAGTTTGTCTAAAACTCTTGGAATAAATGATTGGTTTATTGAGCAAGATGGTCAACATGAAACTATTGAAGATTTTGTTGTAGCATTTAGCAAAAATGCTCCATTCAAAGATAAGTATCTTGAATTTTGTGTAGCAGGTAAAGAATATCTTAACAAGAATGACTATACTAACTATGACATGTGGCTTCCTAAAGCAGAAAATAAAAAATATAGTTTTGGTGAAGTTGAAGGTGGTAAAGTTATTCCTTATGATGAAACTAAGCATCTTAAAAAATTAGAAGTTAAGGATGTAAATAAATTTGGTGATGATGATGATTTTTCATCTCCAAGTAATCTTTCTACTGATTTCAACCTAGACTAGTTATTGTAACAATAATAGGGGGAATTCAGTTCCCCCTATTTTTATTTTATAGAGATGCTATCTACTAAAAACTTAATAGCCAGATTAGAAGATATACCCAAAGAATGGGTTTTTGAGTTTTATCTGGGTCTTACTGAAAAACTTACTGGACAGAGTCTCAAGATCAAATCTATTTTTAATAGTTCTGATAAAGTACCGTCTATGTATATCTATGTAGATAATAAGAATACTTACAAGTATAAGGATTTTTCCTCCGGACATGGTGGTGATGCATTAGATCTTGTAAAAAACTTATTTAATCTTCCTGAAAGGAATAGAGCCTCTTTTAAAATTATTGATGATTATAATGACTATATAAAAACTCATGAGCCACCTCCTATTGTAAGCATAAAACCACATAGTAAATTCAGAGTTTTTGATTATGAGATTAGACATTGGAATAACTTAGATCAAAATTATTGGAGTGGTTTTGGAATTGGATCAAAAATGCTTGAGTTTTATAATGTAGCTCCATTATCATTTTATGAAATGGCAAAAGAAGATAATTTAGGAATACAAAGTACTATGAGAATTTCAAATAACTATATCTATGGTTATTTTAAAAAAGACGGAACCTTGTATAAAATATATCAGCCTAAGATAAAAGATAATAAGTTTATTAAAGTTCAAGATTATGTCCAAGGTAGTGAGCAACTTAGAGGAGATAAGAAATTTCTTATAATTACTTCATCATTAAAAGATTTGATGGCATTTACAAAGCTAAAAATCACTGATGCTGAATCAATTGCTCCAGACAGTGAAAATTCAATGATTCATCCTAATTATATGCAAAAAGCAATTAAGCATTATAAGAAGGTGTTTGTTTTATTTGACAATGATGATCCAGGTAAAATGTCTGCAGAAAAATATAAGAAAACTTATGGAGTAGAATCAATCAATCTCCCTATGGAGAAAGATTTATCTGATTCATTAAAACTCCATGGTGTAGATCCTGTAAGAA